TGTGAGCGTGAAGGATACCCGACAAACTTTTTAACCCCTGACTTAGAGGATGACGATGACTAAAGGATGGAAAACATTTGAATCAATCGAGTGCCTGACTGTAGGCGAAATAGATGCTATAAGTGAGATTATCTATGATAGCTTAGTTGATGCGGGGTATTCCCCGTCAGACATAAATTGGGAATTAACAGTGGAGTTTTACGATGACCCAGAAGACGAATAGACCTATGGTGACTGTCTCTTGCGAGACACTGATGGACTTGCACATGGCTGCATATGACCATGACCATGCCAAGTATCCTAGCTTGGGCAAAGAAATTATGGCAGCACAGGAAGAAGCCAGACAGGCTCTGTATGCCTGTGGCTGGTGGCAACATGGAGATGAAGACTGATGTATAATGTGTATGTATCAGACGCAAGAGGTGAACACACTTATCACTTTGAGACATGGCGTGAAGTCGAAGCATTCGAGACTGCGCTTGACGAGTTATGCACTGGCGTAGCTTGGGAAACTGAATGGGTAGAATTGGAGAAAGCAAATGCCTAATTGGTGTAACAACAGCCTGACTATTAAGTCAGACAACTATGGACAGCTATTGCAATACCGCAATGCCTGTCTTTCAAATGAGCCTAACCTTCTGGAAATGATACGTCCTTTCACAGAAGAAACCAACTACGAATGGGACTATGATTGGTGTGTGCATAATTGGGGAACCAAGTGGGATATCGGCGATGTCATATCTTGTTACCTGAATGAGGGTGAGTTGTCCATTTTGTTTGACACTGCATGGTCGCCGCCGGTCGAAGCACTGCAACATGGTGCAAAGCGGCACGGCTTCACATTCGAGTTGGAATACTACGAACCAGGTGTGATGTATGCAGGCTACGCAACAGAAGACAGAGACGATGTATATACATTTACATTTGATGTCCACCCATGCGAAGAATTACCAGACCATCTCGTTGATGCCTTCAGCATTGACAGAGACTACGATGAGTGGCTTCAAGATATGGAAGATGACGAGATAAAAGAATATCTGTCAGATGAGCAGATTGAATACCGCAAAATGTTAATGGAATATGGAAAGGAAACAGGGTGTTATGATGTCTAAGAAACGATACAGGGGCGAAGCCGTAATGGAGTTTGATATGTGGATTGAGTTTGACGAAAGCGAAATCCCTGCCGGTATGGATGAATGGGAGTATGCCCGTCACCTTGCCGACATGGGTGACTGGAGCGAATACGAACACTCTGGAGACTTTCGTGTTTTTGATGTGTATTTACTAGACGAGGACGCATACGATGACGATGATGGCAATACTGATTGACCCTTATGAAGAAACCATAGAAGTGGTGGACTATTCGGGAGACTACAAAGATATTTCAACCCTGATTGGGTGTGACTTATTTACAACAGTCTACACAGATAATACGACTGACACATTTTATGTGGATGACGAAGGCCTGTTTGTGGAAAACCAAAAGTATTTCAAACTGGCAGGAAACCCACAGCCTTTGGCTGGCCGGTGTCTTGTGCTTGGAACTACAGATGATGGCGACTCAACAGATTGTGTGTCGTCTCTTGAAGACATACAAGATATGGTATCTTGGTGTCCAGAAGGCACACATGTTGAGCCTATCATGGAAGTGATGGGACTGTCTGCAGATGACCAAGAGTTGATGACTGCAATGGCAGAGCGTTACTTTCTTGAGACTGCCTTTGGCAAAAAAGCGATTAACTGATGTTTGAAATCCCCTTGACTATCTCACTTGTTGAGATTATAATCATGTTGGGTGTGTGGTTGAACACATCCATCAACCTATACAACTTTATGAAAAGGAAATGACATGGCAAGATACGAAGTATCTTTTATAATTGAGACTGACATCGAAAACGTAGGGCAACAGCCGTGGTGGTTAATACTTGGCGAAGATGTCATGCCTGTCGAGTGGCTTGAGTATGTGATGGTTCGTGAGTTAGACACAGATGAGTTGATGCTGCGTGACCCAACGCCGGACAACACAATCAATGTCTTTGACATGACCTTCAAGCCGGAGCCGCCAAAGCCTGACCTAAAACTAGTGGTGAATAACGATGACAAGCAAGTGGAAAGTCCCGAAGTGGATGAGGAACAGAGCAGCTAAGTCGCTGGCTGAAGGACAGTATCAGCCCCGCACTATCAAGCCCAAGAAGGGCAGGGGCAGCTACAACAGAAAGGATGTTGGCAATGCCAAGGAAGAAGAAGTTTGAAAATTCTAGGCATGGTCGCCTGTTTGAAGACGAAGGCAAGGCGAGGGATTACCTGGAGCGCATGAAGCTGAAGATGGGCTTCGCTAACTTTGACTACGAGTTGAAGCGCAACACAGAATACAAAATGTGGCAAGCCACAATCATTGACAAGGAGTAACCGATGACAAACAAGCACACCGGAATGTTTAAGGCTTGGTATGAAGATAATGTTCTAAGCCCTTGGAAGAAAAAGAAAATTGCCCCCAACAGATTCGCCTATGAGAAGGTGAAACATGTGAAGGCAGACCGCAATGCAAGGCTTGGCCGTGATTGGGAACACGAAAGGATATGGGATGATTGCTGAAGCAGCTATGTGTATGGCTATGAACATCTATCACGAAGCCCGTAACGAAAGCACAATCGGGCAGATAGCTGTGGCACAAGTCGTAATGAACAGGGTGAACGATGACCGCTTCCCCAACACAGTATGTGGTGTGGTGGAGCAAGGCATCTACTACAAAGGCAAGCCGGTCAAACACAAGTGCCAGTTCAGTTGGTTCTGTGATGGTCTGCCGGACACGCCGAAGAATAAGGAAGCCTTTGAGGAAGCAATGGACATAGGTGTCATGGTAATGGGTGGACATTTCGACAGCCTGTTTGATGGTGTTACACACTACCATGCTGACTATGTGTCGCCTCTGTGGCGGCAGCACAAGACGTTCATTGTAAAAATAAATTCACACATATTCTATAGGTGGGACTGATGGTTGATAATTTATGGGATGAAGAAATGAAACAGCTTTACAAAGATATACTAAAGGAGTATATTGAAGAAGGCTACGACAGACAGGAAGCCAAGCAGATGGCGAAGGCAGAAGTGCAAGAGATATATGGCGAGGAAGCAGACTTTGCTTTCTCAACAGCGGAGAAGATGTATGAATGACGAGATAGCACAGAAGATTTACGAAACCAAACTAATCAAGGCAAGAGCAAGGCGTTTGCGTAAGCAGGCAATCAAACTACAGAACACATCGGCAAGAAAGATGTCGATGTCAGAAGCATTGAAAGAGGTTCAGAATGTATCAGATGATGTATAAAACCGCAGGCATGTCTCCATCACACATGGATTTGTGCAAGACAGAGGAAGAGAAGGAAGACTTCTTGAAGCACCGTGAGTTGTTAGCACGAGGCATGGATTTTTATACTAAGCGAATTGGAAATACACTTATTCTTTACACAGACAGAGAGGAGTTTGGCCGTTACTATGTCAGTAAATCATCAGACTAATTCAAAAGAGACACATCGTGCAGAATGTAATTCTTGCGGCTCGTCAGATGGCAATGTTCACTACGATGATGGACACGCCTTCTGCTTTGTCTGCAGCACATACACCGCACCACAAAGCGCTGACAGGCTTGTCAGTGTCACAGAACGAAAGGTTCACAAGATGGTTACACCGCTAAGTCAAGGCACATTCAGCGACATATCTGACCGTGGCATTACACTAGACACTGCCCGTCAGTTTGGCATCACCGTGTCTGCCGACAAGCACTACTACCCATACTACGATGCCAACGGCAATCATGTTGCCAACAAGGTTCGCAAGGTAAGTAGCAAAGAGTTTCACGCCGAAGGCCACATGTCCCAAGGCACACTGTTCGGGCAGCAGTTGTTCCGGCAGGGTGGCAAGTATGTCACCGTCACAGAGGGTGAGTTGGACGCTGCCTCTATCTATCAGATGACCGGCAGCAAGTGGCCTGTCGTGTCGCTACGCAACGGCGCACAGTCAGCAGTCAAAGATGTCAAGGCACAGTTTGAGTGGCTCAACAAGTTTGACAACATCGTGCTGTGCTTCGACAATGACGAGCCAGGGCGTGAAGCAGCCAACAAAGTTGCACAGATATTCGAGCCTAACAAGTGTCGCATCGTCAGCCTCAAAGCTAAAGATGCCAACGAGTATCTGGTGCATGGTCAGTCAGCCAAGTTCGTTGAACGCTGGTGGGATGCCCGTCCCTTTACACCGGCAGGCATTGTCAACCTCAAGGACTTCGAGGGCTTGTATGACGATGATGACAGGCAGTCTGTTGACTACCCATACAAGGGCATGAACGAGATGCTGTATGGTATGCGAACAGGTGAGCTTATCACATTCACAGCAGGCACAGGTGCAGGCAAGTCCAGCATCATGCGTGAGTTGGAACACCACCTTCTCAACAATCCCGACAGCAACATTGGCATCATCAGCCTTGAGGAGAATGTCAAGCAGACTATCTTCCACCTGATGTCTGTCGAGGCAAGCAAGCGTCTGTATATCAAAGAGGTGCGTGACACTGTGGATGACGAGCAGCTTCGCATGTATGAGCAGGCTACTGTAGGCACTGGCCGTGTCTTTGCCTTTGACCACTTCGGTTCTATTCAGACCGACGAGATACTTGCCCGTGTTCGTTACATGGTCAAGGCTCTTGACTGTCGCTACATTATCATTGACCACTTGTCCATCCTTGTGTCCGGCCTTGAAGGCGAAGACGAGCGACGCAACATTGACAAGATGATGACGCAGCTTCGCTCACTGGTTGAGGAGACACAGTGTTGTATGCTGCTTGTCTCTCACTTGCGTCGTGCATCCGGCGACAAGGGACAGGAGCAAGGTGTCCAGATTAGTTTGTCTATGCTTCGTGGCTCACACAGCATTGCACAAATCAGTGATGCCGTGATTGCAATGGAGCGTGACCAGCAAGCGTCTGACCCTGTGGCTGCGAACACCACCACGATTCGTGTTCTCAAGAACCGCTATGCAGGTGAGACAGGTATTGCTACATACTTGTGGTATGACCGTGAGTCTGGCCGCATGACAGAGATTGATGACCCGAATGCAGAAGATTTTGACACAATAGATGTAGAGGAGTATCTATGAAGCTTAAACCAATACAAGGTGCGGTGAACATCCCGTTCAGCCGCCAGCGTTACGAGACATCGGACGCACCGGCCAAG